TTGATCTTCAAATGTTGTGGCTTCATTGTATTTTAATTTAGCACATATCAGGAAATTGACCAATTTTCATTGATCGTTTAGTTGCCTTTTTTTGTTTTGCAGTTGTAACTGCTTTTTTCACCACTGGAGCAACTTTTTTTACCGCCTTGCTCACTTTTTGAAGCAAGGATGGTTTGTTGAATTGTTCAGCAGTAATTTTTTCAGGTGCCGGAACTTCAATTTTATATGAATTTTTCTTTTTCATTGATAGCAACAAAATTGCACCACCAGCTAACAGGATATAAATTAACCCTTTGTTTTTCATTTTCTTGATTTAATATAAGTTGCTACCAAATACGCACCAATTCCATATAACAGTATCCACTTTCCATATTTTTCAATGTAGAAAGGAACTGATCCCTTTTCCTGTTTTTCTACCTTTTCAACTTCCTTTTTTTGTTGCTCAACTGCCTGTTTAACATCACCACTGAATTTGAAACTATCAGCAGTATGCAAAACAAAATAAGGCTTGTTGTTGAAGTCTATAAACTGCCAATACACTTTACCACCCCTTTGAATATAGGAGTAAACTTGCCCCACCGGTGATCCTTTAACTATGGTTCCAATTTTCACCAGGGATGAATTTAACCTAGTCAGATCCTTTTTGGCAAATAGTGTTTTTCCAATAATCTTATCAGCAGTAATTTCCGGCATATTATTTTCTTAACATTTTCAAAAGAAAGTTGAATTGCATTTTATCAGTTTCTGCCATCTCACACAAAAGTTCAAGATCACTGGCCAATTCCGAATCAACGGCTTTCAGCCTTTCCACTGCATTATAAATGCGTTCTTCATTGTCTATTTCGGTTTCATTTGTCATTTTTTCCGTTTTTTCAAAACCAGCTACGTGCGTTACTTTTTGTGTTGGAGCAAATAAGCTGGACAGTTGTGAAAGAATCATTGTCTGTACTTGAGGGGATTTTATAAGACCAGATAAAAAATTTTCTTCCGGTTCTTCATCATCTTCTTCCTGATCATCCATTTCCTGTTGCATCTTCAAAGCAGCAATTTCCGACCTCAAAGCATTAATTTCTGTCATCAAATTTGGTTGACCAGGATAACCCATCTGATTCATTGGTTGGTAGGAAATTGGATTAAATGAAGTAGGGCGAAAATGTGTTACCACCATCCCTGTATCCTTTTTTTCAAAGTAACCTGATTTAGGCATTTTGGGGTGGATCCTCAAAGTTAGTGTTGCTTCCACTCCCTGTTGTTCTGCCATCCTCAAATTGTTTTCCAGGTGTTCCCTGGCTTGATTTTCATCATTATCACTCCAATAAAAAAGTATATCACCCTTTGAATCATTAACTGACCAAAATGTTGTTTTGGCATTGGTATCATACCACTGCATTACTGCATCAGTTCCAGTTAAAAATGCTTTATTAGGATTCGCCATACAATTATATTAAAGGTGAAGGAAAAGTGAATTTATTAGGCATAATATACCCCAAAACAAACACTGAAATTTGATCCACTGATGGAAGAATAAGCAGTTGGTGTTTGGATGTAAGATTTAGACCAAATAATTTGCTGACCAGCAAAAGGTGTAATATCAAAGCTGAAAGCAGCAGTGGCAGAATTAGATACTACCCTGTTGAGTTCCAGTACCGGGATACGGTTAACAGATTCTTTATCATTGTAATAAAGTACAAGGTAAGTTTGTTTCAAATTTGCAATACTCAAAAGTGGATTTCCACTCAAAACACTATTTGTGATAGTATCAGTAGTATAGCATACCAGGTTAAGCAAAGATACAAAGCGAAGTTGTGGCTGATCAGGGAAGTAGAAACGGGTTCCTGTGGATGACTGTGGAACAACCACTTCTATAAATTCGTAATTTTGAACCTTGTTCATTTTTGTTTTTTTTGAACTTAAAAAAAGTAGGGGTTCTGGATTTAATGTGGCTTCCCCCTTTCCATTTCAGAAGTTGACTAATATAATTAGCGAACCGGGGTGATATTCTGCCCGAGGATACCGCGGAAAATTACCACAATCCTGGGTGCTACACCAGCCTGGAGGGTTGAAATTGCACCTGGAAGTTCCAAGCTAACTACGTTATTTTTAGAACCTACCAAAACAATGTTTGGTTCTACTGGATAGTAGCCAAATTCAGTCGCATCATTTTGATCAATAGTAGTCGCAGTTGCAGCAGCACCTTGTTGTGTTTGCGGAACGTACAGGTGCCTGTAAAGATCCCAGGCTGGAACAATCTGCCTGTTATTTACAGTAACTGACAATTTACCATTGTAAAGATTATACAAAGCTGCAGCAGCACCAGCAGTGGTGAAAGCAGAGGCATTTGGATATGTGTATAATGGGAATGCAGTTGTAGTTGCAGCAGCTGGAATAGATACAAAAACACCAATACTGGAAACAACAAAAGCATCTTGAAGATTCAAAAGTTGATTTGTTGCATAGTTAGTATTAGCACCAGTGCTATTAACCAGGATGGGAATTTGGTAAGAAGTAGTTGAAGTGGACATAGCTACTTCAGAACGAAGATAAGACTGTGAAAGAACTGCTTGACCAGCAGAAAAACCAGCATTGTTAACAAGTGCTTTTGCGTTGTCAAATATTAACCTTTGACCGTGTTGTGTTGCCATTTTATTTAATTTTTACTTTTTTGATTAATAAGAGTATTCCTCATCCATTCCAGCAATTACAGACAGATTATCTTCACTGTAACCAGCAATTACAGAAAGATCATCACCCGCCATAACAGATACAGGGATCTCCATTGCATTATCAATTGCACCCAGTACACCAGTCGACTGGAGCAGTCCAAGACCACCAGCAGCTACCATACCATCACCAATTGATTTACCAAAAGATCCTTTCAGAAGTTTGGGGAAAAATGCACCAAGTGCAATTACACCAGCACTTTTCAATTTAGGATCAAGATTTGGAAGGATCTTGCCTGAAGAAGTCAAAACCCTTGCAGCAGCTGCACCAGCTACCAATCCGGCAGCATCCATCAAGAAAGATTTACCGATTGCTCCCATTTTTGAAGATTTCCTTCTACGGCTTGGGGCAGACCTTTTTTTTCTACGTGCCATTTTTTTGTTTTTTTTTGTTTATGTGGGAAGCAATCCCAAGATTTTTATAGAATTATATTTTTACCAATATATTCAGCAGCACCATAAATGGTATCAAATTTTTTAGGCATTCCAATGCTACCTTCAGCATTTATAAGTCTGACTGAATAAGTCCTTTTATTTGTGAATGGTTCTTTTTGTGCCTCAATCATAACTTGACTTTCAAGTTTTTTTGAAGTAATTAATTTTCTTTTATACACCCCAAATGCCTTATCCTGTCCTTTATCAAAATAAATTGGATTCATTTTTTTCAATTCAGATAAGGTAAAAGTTTTAACAATTAACCTACCCAGGAATCCACTTACTACCCTGATGTTTACATTATGACTTTTACTGTCTTTATGTATGTCAGTAATTCTTTTTGATGCAACTTTTTTAGGTGCAGCCTTCTTTTTAGGTGCAGCTTTTTTCAGTCCAGATTTCTTTTTTGGTGCAGCTTTCTTTTTAACGGCACCTACTTTTTTAACTTCACCACCTTTTGAATAGCTGATTGCAAAAGCCTGTTTAACGGCCTGTGCCTGTGTTAGTGATGGGTTCTTTTTGCGAAGTTTTGCGGCTTCAGCAACTACCCTTTTAAACTTTTCTCTTGCTGCTTTTTGCTTTGCAGTCATAACTTATTTTTTTAATGTTTTTTCGCACCAGGTTAGCATCTCACTACCACCCCATAACTGAAAACTAATATATCCACACTTATCTTGATCCCCAACATAAACTTTCGCCCTTTTCAAATAAGAGTAAATTTTATTTACAAATTTTTTATCCAGCACTTCCCTATTCATCAACTTTATTCCTGTTTTCACTCCAGTAGCATTTTTGCAACTTCCTTTTATCAAGTTCAAAACATATCCTTCAGTTGCGTTCTTACTTGCCTGTACTGGATAATTTTGATACATTGTTAAAGGTGAAGTGAAAGTGAATTATTTTTTGCGACTGATCAAATAAATGATAACGGCACCACCAATAACAATGGGCAGATAATTCATTTTCTTTGATCCATCAGCATTGAAATTATCAGTTTGGTTCACAATTCTATCAATTTCATCTTGGCTTGCTTGTTCCACCTGGGCATCTGCTTCCAGTTTCTTTTCCACTACATTCTTTACTTGTTTGGCAAGTACCCTTTTACCTACTTCACTTACTTCCTTAACATCAATTCCCAACTTTGACAGAAATTCAGCCAATTTAATAAGGATTGGTGCAGCAGTTGCAGCAGCAGCAGCAGTACCAGTGGCAACCACTCCAATCTGTCCTTCAGAAGAAAATTCAACATCAGCAGCTGCAATGCGTTTCTTTTTTGCACCCTGTTCTGTTTTCCTCAAAAGTTCATTTGGATTCCCGCCCAAATTCTTCCACCAGTTTTGGGTTTCATCTGCCCTGTTATCAAAAGCAGATTTCAACTTGGTAGCCAATCCCATAAAGTTCAGACCTACCAGCACCAGAAAAGATCCCCTGGCTGGTGCCAGTGCTATCTTCAAAACTATTTTCTTTTTTTCTTTTGGTTTGGCAGCAGTTGCAGTTTGTGCAACTGGTGCAGCTGCTTTTTTTGCAGCTTTCTTTTTATCTCCTATTCCTGATACTGAATATAGTGGCATACTTGGTACTTTATCAATTTTGTGATAGTAAGTTTTTCTTTCATTAAAATTTGACAGTACAGGATCAATAAAAAATTCATTTCCATCTTGATCCTGGATAACTGCGAAAACGTGATGCGGGATTTCATCCAGGAGTCTGTAACTGGCAAACCTGTAATAAATTTTATTGTTAATTAGTCCTTTTCGCTTCAGACTGTCAAGTGTACCCATTATAAATAAAGCATAGGTTTTGCAGTCGGCTCCAAACTTTCCCAGCGATAATATAGCTGCTGGACTCATTATTCTCTGATTTTTGTCAGATTCAATTGAATATTTTACATTCTTTTTAAGAAATTGAAATAAATTCTTTGCAGTTTGAACACCATCACCTGAATAAAAATCTTTGCTAATTTTATCGTATTCACTGGCATACATTTTGTGAGCAGAAAGCATTGCTGAAATAATATCAGGAACTTGCTGATCCCTGACCAACATTTTGGAATTTCCACCAAACGGCTTCAAACGACCCAAAAGTAAATTTTTCTGCATTAGATCAAACTTGCTTTGTAATCAAACGGAAGAACAATTCCATCAAAATTTCCGGTTCCCTTAATACTATATTGCAGACCTTTTTTCAACCATCCCTTTGTGGTGATCAGTTGAAGTATCCCAATAGTCGGAGATGCCTGTATTTTTAATTCAGATTCTGACCTGGCAGCAATTTTTTGTTCACCAAAACTGGAAAAATCTGCGATCAATTTATCACCCAGGTAAACTTCCCCAGTGATAGCAGAAACTTTTGCAGTTTGTCCGGTTGGGTTCTGAACACCAAAAACTAATTGGAATTTTTTATTGGCAAAACCAAGTTTCTTGAAGATCAATTTTGTTCTATTTGCTAACTGCCTTTTGCCCAGCAGATACCATCCTGTCAACCCCGCTAAACCGATTAAAATCCAATTTCTCATTTTCAAAATTTTCAAATAATAACCCAAAATTACTGAAAATTATTCAAAAAAATTAATTTAGGACAATTTAGGTCAGAAACAAGGTCAGTTTATAGGTACACCCGCACCCCTTTAGGGGTGCGGGTGTCCTACCCATGTTTCCTGAACCATTTTGACCAACAGAAAAACTGACCTAAACTGACCGAGATTCATCAAAATCACTTTTCCTTCACCTTTGGTAATAGAAAAAGGGGCAATTTGCCCCTTTTGAGTTTGTATGCAGTGTTGATGTTTGTTAGGATGCCTCTGTGAGGTATTCTCTGCCTTCAAATTCCTTTGTTTTCTTATTATACAGGTTCACATACCATCCACCACTTTTTAACGCAAATTTGAGCAGATTTGGCACCTTGTTAATATTGCGATACTTCCTGGGCATTATCCCAGTTTCCGGTTTAAAAAAAATTATAGCTGTAAAAAGTTTCATTTGTTAGATATTTTCTATTTTTGTCCTGAAGGGAAAGTGGTTTTTCGTTTGGAAGATCATTTGTCAAGTAGGGGTGGGCGACCATCCCTATTTTTTTTTACAATATCCCTTTTTGTACTAAATTAAGAACTACAATTCCCATAATACCACCTATAAATAATCCTATAATAAATCCGTTCCAATACTTTTCGTTTTTCATTTTATTTTTGTTTATATACATCTCCTGATTTAATAATTGATCCATCCAAAATCCAATCTTTCAAAAGTTTCTTGCAAGTAGTGGAACCCTTACCAGTAAATTCTTCCAAATCAGAAAGCATTTCAGAATATTTCCGGGGTTGAAATAATATCCTGTTGATTAAACTAGTCTTTTCCATCCCAAAAATATAGGTTCCTGTTTTGTCCTGGGTGTTATTTGCCTGTGTCCAGGATGAACCTGAATAGTAAATTGATATTGGGTTAAATTCATCACTGGATCTCAAAAAAGTAGCTGACAGATCAATAGTTTTGTTTTCCTTGTTCTTTTCTATCTTCAAAACTGATTGTGCTTTTCTGTCCAGGTAAGAACCAATATGACCGATACTGTTCTGATCTTTTTTACCCAGGTGCAGAACGCAAAGGATCAGTAAATTGTGAATCTTGGTTATTTTTTTAAGCCATTGGATCAGGTAAAAAGACTGTTCAACGGAATTAAAGTCTGAAATAAGATCCAGGATGCCATCCAGTACCAAAATTGAACAGTCCGGATTCTCTTGCAAATAAATTTCTATCATTTGCTGGATCTCATTGGGTGAATCTTCCCGAAATAAAAAACTATCAAAATTATGTGGTAGATGATCAGTTATTATTTGTGTCCTTATCCTATCCAGCACCCTGTAATAATCAAAATCACTACTTTCAGTATCAATATAGCAGATTCGTTTCCTGTTTGGCGGAAAATTTAATTTCATTCCAAAAATATCCCAAGTTGTAAAAGCTGAAGCAATGGCACTGGTAATGAAAAGAGATTTGCCTGCCTTGGGCATCCCTTGAAAGCATACAAAACCCTGAAGGCAGCCAATAATTTTAGAATCTATACTAAAAATGACTTGTTGTTCTTCAGGTTTATAGTTTTGCTTAAATTTTCGGGATAACAATTTTTCGTGTAGATCATTTGTCATTTGTTTACACTTTTTAAATTATTATACTACTTTCCTTTTCACTTTTAGTTTCAATATATGCACAAAATTCATCTGCAATATTATAAGATTGTCTAATTATGTAGGATATATCTTCATCAGAAAGATCCTCAATATTATTTTTTCTTAATTGTGCAGAAAGGATGTTAAGTGCAGTTATTTCCAGTTTGGACATTCCTGCCATTAGGATCACCTGACCAAATTTGTCCTGCATTGGGTGAACTGGCATTGCTGGTAGATCTTTGTTTCTTTGCGACATTTTTTTATATTTTATTTATCAAGTAATTAGCTTTATTTTTTATTATATAGTTGTGTTCTATTAGATCATCAATTATATACCTTTTAATATTTGTAATCGGGTTTTTATTTTTATCTACAAGCCTGTAATAATCGTAAAAGAATCGTAACTCTCCGCCATCATAAAACTTTAAAGTGTCAAGTATTTCAAAATGTCTTTTTGTTATTTTTTCTATTCTTTTATTATTGTTCATTTATCAATATTTTAAATTCAATTAATTTATAGCCTATTTTTTTTACACTTTTTACAACTTGTTTTTTTATAAGATTATTAAGGGTCAAACAATAGGGGCAAAGTGGTTTCCCGACTTTGCCCCTGTATTGGGTTATTGTGAAAAGTTTTGAGCAATTAACGCACTTCATTATTTCTTTGTGTGTTGCGTTCTTTTATATTGGCTTCGTACTTCACAAAATCTTCCATTGCAAATTTCATAGAAAATTTACGTAAAAAGTAAATTTTTGCCAGTCCTTCACTGGGATATTCATTTGTGGACAATAAAATAAAGGGTTCATTTGCTGAAATAAATACTTCAAACCAATATTTGGTTCCGTTTATTGTGTAGGGTTTCATATTGTTGTTCTTTCAATTTTATAATCTATTCCATTTTGTTCTAAAATATTACAAATTAAATTTGCAATTTTAAACAAATCTTGACCATCAATTAATGTAATCTTAAAAGAATCTTCTTTCCAAGTAAATGTTACAGAAAATGGTTGATCTGCAATTTTTGTTGTTCCTTGTTCCATTTTTAAAAATTTAGTTTTAATTCTTGTATTTGGTTTTCATATAAATCAATACTTGCCTGGATTAGTAATCTAATTTCATTCACCAGGGATATATCAGTATCGTACTGCATCAAAATTTTACGATCTGCTCCAGCATCAAAGATGATAATAATATTGGAAATTGCACCTGATTCCTGGCATACTTTCAAACGGTCAATTTTTGACTGGATGTAATCTATTTCAAGCATAGTTTCCCGAAGATTGTTGAATAGTTCCATAAAATTAATTGTGTTGCATTTCAGCATACCTTCCGAAGTGGTAGCCTATTTGAAATAAGGTTAATTCTGAAGGATAGAAAATTTCAATCTTACCTTCTGGCAGTTCAGTAAATGGGATTCTGTGATTGGTCAGGAAAGTAATCAGACCATACAGATAATTGTGAACTATTATGCTTTTTTCTTTTTTTTCTAACATTGCTGATAAATTTAAAAATTGATAAAAACTGTAAAATGATCAATAAACCAATGGCAGTTGGGATGCCTATTAATACCAGGTAAATAACTGATATAACCCAAGCAAATAGCCTGATCATATACAAGAATCAGCAAAACAGAAAAGAATAGAAGCAAGAATGACCAGGATGATCTGAAGTGTACTTTTTTTCATTTGTTTTTTGTTTAGAAGTTTAAAAAATCGTTTGTCGGGTTAAATTTATCAACATTTTTCTGATAATTCCAAATTTTTGGGCATAAAAAAAGGGGAAAATGGAAATTTTCCCCTGAACACCTCTATTATATGAACCTTTAAACTATTTCAGGAACAGTTCCCGTTCCAATTTTCTTCTGTTGGTCAATCCCTTCAATTCTTTTCCTTGCACCTTGTTCCACCTTAAAAACTGATCAGCTACCAGCTTTTTATCTGCTCCCTGGTTAAGTAATCTTAACAGGGTACTGGAAGCAAAAGCACCATTACCGATATTGTAAACAAGTGAAGTGATGGCTGCCATCTGATTTGCAGTAATAGGAACCTTGATCAATCCCTTTATTTTCTTTTCACGTTCTGCAACATCCATTTTCAGCCATCGTTCAGCAGTTGCCAGGTCTATTTTATCCCCTGGCTTGATTGCCTGTCCTGTGTCCTTGTTTACAGTGTTGCCGTATCCGATTGTCCAAATGCCACCTGTATCAGGATAGCTGGTCAATTCAAGACCTTCAAACTTTTTAATTAGATTTAATGCACTCACTTTTTTTCCAAATAAAAGGATTAATAAAATAGCAAGACCAATATATATTTTTCTCTTATTGGACATCACTATCTTTTGCCAATAAGCCAGTAATGGCAGCAGCAATACCAGCAATAATTGTTACCCAGTTTTTTTGTGCAATACCATCCAAAATAAGAGATCCACCAGCAATACTTCCAAATAAGGAAGTTTTGATATTTTTTAGTATTCTTTTCATATTACTTTTTTTTCAGTTGTTTTAAACCTACCAGGATTGATATTGTACAGGATATGGTACTGGCACCAAGAAAAACAATATTAGCTAATTCAGATATATTCTGAATCCCCAACAGGGAAAACAAAATAGTGCTGAATGTGGCTATATGTGTTGGATCACTTTGTGTCTGCATCTTTATCCTGTTCATTTTTCAATTTTTCAGCAATAACATTAAATGCCTGTATAGCAGTAAAACTTTCATCTATTTTAGAAAAAACACCTTTGCTGGTGGAAAGATCCAAAATAGCTTTAATGATTTCAAGTGCTTGTTTTTCGTTCATTTTGTCAAATTTTATTTGTTATTAATTAGATCAAAGTTAATCCAAGTTGATCACAGATCCATTCATAAGCTGCCAAATTAATATCAGCTGAAGCATCCCAAGTAGAATAATCAGGTTCTTCCATTAAAAGATTCCCTTGAGATAATTGCAATCCAGCAGTTTCAGCAGTAAAAATTGCCCAGTAGAATGTGGCACTATCTTTCAAATTATCATTGATAATATAGGCATTGATCCAAGATCCTGTTTCTAACTGACCATTTACCCAAATTTGGATAGGTTGAATTTGTTTCATATTTATTTATTAAGGATTGAGTAAAGCTATTTTATATGTGGTTCCATCGCAATTTATAATAAGGTGTTGACCTGAATTCCCACTAGCAGTGCCTGAAGTCTGACCATTAACCCGTAAAGTACCAGTAACCTGAAACTGTTCACCACTATTTGTAGTGCTATTCACAATGACTGCACCACCAGCTGGATTAAGTCTTAATGCAGTTGATCCAACTATTGAAGTGCCATAATACCCTTGAAAGTCAACATAACTTGCACCACTGGTGCCACCAACAGAAGCAACTAAAAAGCCATTATTTCCACCAAGTGAAGGATCAGCATTGATCAGTGTAATTTGGGCAGTGGTTCCAGCAGTATTTTTAACCAATAAACCACCATTAACATCCAGTGAGAAAGTTGAAGGTGCGTAAGGGGAAGTGGTTTTGATGCCTAATGTACCACCAAGATAATTTAGGGCAGTACCAGCACCATATAATCCCCATCCTGTGTTATTTGACCATTCAATTGATCTAAAATCAATAGTACCACTTAATGTAGGATTTACATATAAACCCCTTGACAATCCATTAGTTACTACTGAAGTAATATTACTATTTAAACTAAAAATATTATAAGAGTGTGTTAAATTTATAATACTTACAGTGTTAAATACTGAAGCACTACCATTATTTGATGCACTTGTATTTGTAACTGCCGAAGATAATATTACACCACTATTATTAAAACCAGTAATAGTAAAACTTTGTATTAATAATTGACTTGATCCACTTAAAAAATTAAACCCAGCAGATTCACCTTTAAATCTTAATTTACCATCAGAAGTAATACCAATACCAGCTATAAATGGTCCATCACCAAGTCTTTGAATAACTACTGAAGCATCATCTCGTGTAAAATTATTTCCAGTATCTTTTGTAAAAACAGAACTACCATCATTTCTAAATCTAACTAAATCAGTTCCTGAACTATTCTGAACTAATAACGATGATGTCGCACTTGTCGCACCACTACCACTTAATAGTGTATCACCATAGACTTGGAGGCGTTGACCGCCATTTGCAATTACACCACTACCCAATAACCAATTACCATTATTAAAAACCCTTCCAACCAATGTGTTGTTTGCCCTAAAAAGCAAAGAGTTTTCATTATTGTTTACATAAAAACAATTAACAAATCCATCTGTACCCATTCCAAGCCAAGTTCCGCCATTATCAGTTCCAATTAATCCAGTTGCAGTATATTGACTTTTAAAAGATGCTGCAATAAAACCGCTTGTTGTTCTTACATCTAAAGCATACGCAGGCGCATTAGTCCCAATCCCCAACCTCGCATTAGCAGCATCCCAAAACAAATTATTTGAACCCGAAATAGTATTCGTTGCAGATCCAAAAGCAACCTGACCAGTTGCCAATGATCCACTAAATGTGGATGCACCTGAAATCTGATCCCAAGCTGATCCTGTATCCCTATAAATGCCAAAAGGGGCATCAATAGCAATAAATATTCTACCAACAATACCAGCAGCTGGTCTGTTGGCTAAAGTGTCAGAATTGAACATTGGAGTTCCCTTCTGATTTAAGATGGAAAGATCCAGTGTTATCATTATATGTAAAGTTTTCTAATTACGATTAATTGATTTCCAGTATTAATAGGAGTTGCAAAAGTTAACTGGTATTGTGTTGTGTCCAGTTCACCCCTGTTTCCTGAAATTCTTAAAGATTGATTTGGAAGCAATGGAACTTCAGCAATAACCAAATTAGTGGTACCAGCATTAATGAAAGTAATATCATTGCAATCTGATCCAATGTTAGCAGTAGTATAAAAAACTTTTGTTTCTATATAATATTGCTGGTAAGGCTGACCTGTACTTTTGGAAAACTTGTTTTCCTGTTCATACATTGCCCTTTGATTAGCCTGTTTATCATATTTTAATTTCAACTGATGAGCTGAAATTTCATCCTGAATATTGATCTTCAAATGTTGTGGCTTCATTGTATTTTAATTTAGCACATATCAGGAAATTGACCAATTTTCATTGATCGTTTAGTTGCCTTTTTTTGTTTTGCAGTTGTAACTGCTTTTTTCACCACTGG